AGATGGTGTTCCGGCAAAAGATATCTTAGTTGGAGTACAGTGGTCGGGTCCTGATAGAATGGATTTTTTGTTTGACGATCCACAATATGCTAAACATAAATTAGCTAGAGATGCCGGAATGTTTGACAAAAATGAATATACTAATTGGGATGGTTGGATGGAGAACCCAACTGGATTTATTGAAGATGACAAAAATTGGGTTATAGCAAGCCTTGGTTGGAAGCTAGGACGTAGGTATTTTGAGCTCTGGCACTCAAGAGATCAAGGTTCAATTTATACGCTAGAACATATTTTAAGGGTACAATGGTTTTTAGAAAAACATAATATAAAATATTTTATGACTACAATGAATTCTAAAGTATTAGATAAAAATTCTTCTTTAAGAATCTCTCATTTATATGATCAAATAGATTTTTCAAGATTTTTACCAATTGACGGTATGCTAGAGTTTTCTCGAGAGCGAGAAACAGATGATGCACCGATGCATCCTGATAAAGTACATCCTGGACCAAAGCATTATGAAATGCTTGTAGAAGAAATAATTTTACCTTTTTTAGAGAAGAAAAATGAGCTTTGATACAGTAAAAGAGTTTGAACAACAAATTGCAAAATTTTATGGTGCGCCTTATGCAGTAGCAACAGATTGTTGCACACATGCAATTGAATTATGTTTAAGAGTAGAACCAGTATCAGCGATGACCTGTCCAACTAATACGTATCCGAGTGTTCCTATGACACTAGATAAATTAGGAATACGTTGGTTTTGGGGTGAAGAAAATTGGGAGGATTATTATTATCTCGGAAATACTCGTATAATCGATGCCGCAGTTTATTGGAAAGCAAATAGCTATTTGTCAGGCACATTGATGTGTTTAAGTTTTCAGTTTCAAAAACATCTTAGTCTAGGCAGAGGCGGTGCCATACTATGTGATGACAAGCTTACTTATGATGTGTTAAAACGTATGAGCTACGATGGCCGTAATCCAAATACTCCTTGGAAAGAACAAGATATACAAAACATAGGATATCATTACTATATGACACCTGAAACTGCCCAATTAGGCTTAGATCGTCTGCCTGATGCAGAGATCCGTAAGACAAAGAAATGGACATCTCAAGACTATCCTGATCTCAGGAACATGACTGTGTTTAAAAAACATAGATAATTATATATGTACATAATAAAAGAGGAGTTCGCCTTTGAAGATAGGATTTATTGGCACAGGCAAGTTAGGAATGCCGTGTGCAGAAGCAATTGCTGACAAAGGACATGATGTTCGAGGCTATGATATAGCTAATCAAGACAGTAAAACTGTACTGGCATGCAGTAATATATACACCTGTGTACACGATAGAGACATTGTGTTTGTTGCTGTGCCTACACCGCATGATCCTGCATATGATGGTCGCAAACCAACAGCTCATTTAGAACCTAAAGATTTTAGTTATGATATTGTAATAGATTGTTTAAAAGAAGCTAACAAGCATATGAATAAAAATCAATTGCTTGTGCTTATTAGCACAGTACTACCTGGAACAACTAGAAAACAGTTTGCTCATTTAGTTACAAATACACGTTTTGTATATAATCCTTACTTAATTGCAATGGGCAGTGTAGCATGGGATATGGTTAATCCTGAAATGGTAATGATTGGTACGGAAGATGGAAGTACTACAGGTGATGCTAAACAACTTGTAGACTTTTACAAAACTGTTATGGAAAATAATCCACGCTATGAAATTGGTACTTGGGATGAATGTGAATGTATAAAAGTATTTTACAATACATTTATTAGTGCTAAAATAGGACTAGTAAATATGATCCAAGATGTTGCGGAAAAGCAAGGCAATATAAATGTTGATGTTGTTACTAATGCACTTGCACACAGCGACAAACGTATTATGGGACCACAATATATGACAGCGGGAATGGGTGATGGAGGAGCATGTCATCCACGTGATAATATTGCACTACGATATATGGCACAAGAACTAGGACTAGGTTATGACTTGTTTGATAGTATTATGAATGCAAGAGAAATACAAGCAGAAAATTTAGCTAAACGCTTAGTTGAAGAAGCTAAGGAAACTAATTTGCCTATCCTTATACATGGAGCAGCATACAAACCAGATGTACCTTACCAAGATGGTAGTTATAGTTTGCTAGTAGGACACTACTGCGAACAAATGGGATATCATCCAATATACGTAGATCCTTATACCCATCCACAAAAAGGACCATTTAAAGCTGTAGCATTGCTCGCACATAGTAGTGATATTACTTACAAATATATGGGCAAAGTACATAAGCAAGAATTATACTGTTACTTAGAACCGGGCAGTGTTATTGTTGATCCATGGCGAGCTTTTGATAAAAGACAAAATGAATACAAAGTTATCCATTACGGTGACACGAGAAGTTGAATGTACGATATTGTATTCATTTCCTATCAAGAGCCTAATGCAGACGAAAATTATGATAAATTAAAAGAACGTTTTCCGTTAGCAAAGCGTGTGCATGGTGTAAAAGGAATACATCAAGCACATATTGAAGCAGCTAAAAAATGTTTTACTAAAATGTTTTGGATTGTTGATGGTGACGCACATATAGTTAATGAATTTAAATTTAATCACGAAGTTCCTAATCATCAATTGGATCATGTTCATGTATGGAGAGCAAGGAATTCGGTTAATGGGTTAGTATACGGCTATGGAGGTGTTAAACTATTTCCTAAGCAGCTAACTATTGATATGGATCTATCAAAACCTGATATGACAACTAGTATTAGTCGAAAGTTTAAGGCTATGCAAGAGCTAGCAAATATTACAGCATTCAACACTGACCCGTTTAATACTTGGAAAAGTGCATTTAGAGAATGTTGTAAGTTAAGTAGCAAAGTTATTGATAGGCAAAAAGATGTTGAAACATTAAAACGTCTAAATACTTGGTGTACTAGAGGAAAGACAAAACCATTTGGTGAATATGCCATGCGTGGCGCAACAGAAGGTAAAGCATACGGTGAAAAAAATATCGATTCGCCTGATAATTTGAGGCGAATAAATGACTTCGATTGGTTAATGGAGAAATTCAATGATTGAATGGCAGGATGATAAAGATGTTCTAGGCAGAATGTTTGTGCTTACAGGTAATCCTTTATTTAATAATTTAAGAAATGCTATTGATAACCACGATGCAGATTTTACTGATGCACTTAGTTGGGGCCAACTTAAAAGCAAACGTTGGGTCATTTCTGAATTAGAAAAACTCAATCCAAGATTAGGAACAGTATATTTGTGTGCAGGTTGGTATGGAACACTGGCCGCAATGTTGTTTAATTCAAAATTAGATCCATATAAAATTAGAAGTTTTGATATTGATGAAACTTGTATGCCTATAGCTGACGCAGTTAATAAACCGCAAATGATTGACGAATGGAAATTTAAAAGTATAACACAGGATATATTAGATATAAATTATGAAAAACATACTTGGGAAGTCTGGTCAGTAAAGAACAACAGAATGAGTAAACCTATAACTGATATCCCTAACACAATTATAAACACTAGTTGCGAACATATTTTTGATTTTGATGAATGGTATGATAAAATACCAAAAGGAAAGTTGATAGTAGTACAATCTAATAACTTTTTTGAAGTTCCAGGTCATGTAAATTGTTGCGAAACACTTGAAGACTTTGCTGATCAAACACCAATGGATGTAGCATATGAAGGTACGTTAGAGTTACCTAAATATAATAGGTTTATGCGTATTGGGTACAAGTAATGGATGTTGCTAGTACTAAAAGAATGTTGGATAGGATAAGTCCTAGTTTTTGTATAGCTAAATGGGCTAGAACAAATGTACGAACTTATGAAGGAACCTCTTATAGTTGTCATCATTGTAGACCGATAGTAACTCCTAAAGAAGATGTTATAAATGATCATACAGCATTAACAAATAATGAAAAGGTAAAGCAGTATAGACAACAAATGCTAGACGGTGAACGACCAAGAGAGTGTAATTATTGTTGGACTAGAGAAGATCAAGGACTAACAAGTGATAGAATTTTAAAAAGTAGAAAATTTATTACTGAACACAAAATTAATCCATTTACAGTAGCAGAAAAATTAACACACGATCCTGTACATTTAGATATTGCTTTTGATCGAACATGTAATTTTAAGTGTTCGTATTGCGGACCACAAAATAGCAGTCTTTGGGCAGAAGAAATAGCTCAGCATGGGGACATAGAAGGATTACCTAGCTTTATTAGTAGAGACCCAATACCAAATAGAGAAGTAAATCCGTATAATGATGCATTTTGGTCTTGGTGGGACAGCGGATTAAAGTATAGCCTAAAACATTTAACTATTACAGGTGGAGAACCATTACTGTCAAAAGAATTTTGGAAAGTATTAGATAAAGTTGAAGAAGAAAACTTAGATATGACCATCTTAGTTAATACAAATCTATGCCCACCAAAAAAATTATTTACAAAATTTATGAAAAGGGTAAAAGATTTTAGCCAAATAAATATATCTACAAGTATAGAATCTACAAGCGAAAGGGCCGAGTATAGTAGATATGGATTAGATTATAAACAATTCTTAAAAAATATGGATACAATATTATCAGAAACTGAAATGAATGTCTATATAAATCTTACAAACAATGCTTTAAGTTTTACTTCTCTTACTGATATGGTTAAAGAGCTAACAGAACTAAAAGTGAAGTACGGTGCAAAAAGAATAGTGTTACATAGTAATGATGTTAATTATCCTCGATATCTAAATTTAACAATACTTCCTAAGACGCTAAGAATAGAACAAGTATCAAAATTTAAAAAATTTATGAAAACTCGAAAACACTATTTTTCTGACATGGAAAAATATAAATTTCAACGTACTTTAGAACTATCATTAATAGATCATCCTGAAAAAGATATATATCGTGACCAATTTTTTAAATTTATTAAAGAATATGATAAAAGAAGAGATTTAAATTTTAGTAAAACATTTCCTGAAATAGC